GTTAAATTTTACAAGCCTCGAACAAAAGAGGGGATTGAGGTAGCGGGGAAACCTACCTCCCAGCTTCGATGGGAAAATGCCTTAGAGAAAAGAGGGTTGGAAATACCTGAACAACTAAAAAATGGAACACGTGCTGACTTAGAGAGTGGTATTTTATCTCTTGTCTTAGAGGCGGCGTTCACAAAAGCGGGCGGTAAAGAACTTACTTTAGACGCAGAAACTTTCAACCCAGCTATTTTTGTAGACTTCTTGTTCGGGAGGATAGCAAAATCGGGAGGAGAAGATGAGTCTTTAATTAAGTATCTAACAGATAAAAATCTAATTAATAAGCAAATGGCTTCTCGCTTAAAAATAGCAAGTGAAAGACTTGTCGCAGGAATAATTGGAGGACAAGGTACGGACGCTTTTGACCCGATTGCTCAAGAGGGAAGCATACTTGCGAATGCAATGACGAGAGCATTTGGTGCTCGACTTGCATCCAATATTTCGCAAAAACTACCTTTAGGTCCGGTAGGAGATTCAGGGCTCGTTATCTCAGGTCTGGGTGCTAAGTTAGCAGATCAAATCATGAACATGGTGCCTTATCTACAAAGAGCACGAGCTTTGGAGGTAATCTTAACGGACCCTGTGCTTCTAGTTAAGTCTCTTAGAACAGAGTATTCTCCGAAAGAGGCGGAGAGTCTTTTGAAAACCTTCAGACAGCGTTTTGAAGAGGCTGGGGTTGCGGTTATATACAATACTGCAGCAAGATCTGGGGCAAGAACTATTCCAAAAGCTACCGCTATAGCTGGGCAAGATGAAGACTATGAGGCTGCTTTGACAGATAGTGCGTACAAGCGTCAAATTGCTGAGACAAAAAGAAAACTTGATCCAATATTACGAGCGGTTAAAGAACGTCCAGAGACATTACCGACCTTTGCGCCACGTATTAAGATGCTCGAAGATCAAATAGAGCAGTTAGAAAAAGAGCGCACAGAAAGAGCCTACCAATACAGGGACGAGCAAAGACAATCTATGCAACCGCCGCCGCCACGGCCTGAGCCAAGACCGCTCCAAACTTCGATGGCATCACCTGCACCAACAACCGGGCAAACCAGCCCGCAGACCACGGCTCGGTTATCCGCCGCTTTTCCAGAGGATGACATATTAGCGTTAGCTAATCCGACAAACAAAGGTATTGCAAGCCTGATGGGCTAATGATACCGTGCGATCTCTGGAGGAGATATGAGCGATTGCGAAAAGGACGCCGAACAGAGGAAGTTAGCCAAAATGGTGGCTGATGAACTCATTACTAGGATCCAAAAAGAAGTGGGCAAAAGTATTTTGAATAAAATATTTTGGCTTTCACTTGCAGGCATGATCGCGCTGGGCATATGGCTAGGGGCAATAAAGAGTCCGGTCTGATCGAGTGCACGGCGTGCAAAAGACAGTTGCCCGCCGACCAATTCGAGGTGAAAGAATCTCGTAACAAAGAGTCCTTTACCCGTTCATATTGTCGCGAGTGTCATCAGGTAAAAAACAACCGATCAAAATCTACTCACCCTTATCATTATTTAGCTAATCTATGCGCACAGCTCAAACACAGCCGGGTTAAGCAAGGTATCGAGTGGCATCTTACCACCGAGCATCTAAAAGAATTATGGGATAAACAAAAAGGTCGCTGTGCTCTGACAGGTCAATATATGACGTGGTATAAGGGAGAGGGAACACAAGAGCTTAATGTTTCTATCGACAGAATCCACCCGGACAAGCCCTACTATCTGACAAATATCCAGCTAATTTGTTACCGAATGAACATTATGAAACATACTCTTAACGATTCAGAACTATACTGGTGGTGCAAAAACCTTGTCACAACAATGGAGAGCAGGAGCGATGATGAATCTGGATTTGGTTGAGGTTGAGTGGGTTGACGCTTGTGAGATGGAGGCCGGATGGCACGAAATTAGCGAGATTAAAAAACATACCGTGTGCAATTGCAGGGACGTCGGTTGGGTTTTACCAACACCGCGTAATGATCAATTATTGTTGATAGGTTCATTTGCACCGAAGATGAGTGACAACTCAGACGAGGTCGATATGGGTGGCCGAGTAACAGCAATCCCTCAAAATTGGATTGTCAAAATACGTAAACTCATTTATGATACGGCCTGATTTAGAAGCTCATACCTTTTTAACTAATTATCTATCTGGAGTAACAATGTTCAAGGATCATGAATCCGCTGCGACAGTATTGTCTGTGGTCGCAATAATCTTACCGTTTGTGCTACTTCTTATCATTTTATAGTAACCACTCACGTCCGCCCTCGCCCAAGACAGCCTCAGCTAAGTTGATCTTGGCGCGAAGGGCTTTAATAATTTTAACCTCTATAGTTTTTTCAATAATAAAATCAATATAGGTCACTTTACTTGTTTGACCGATCCGGTGTGCGCGGTCCTCGGACTGTAAACGGTGCTCCAAGTTGTAACTATTCGAGTAATAGATGACCGTATTTGCTTCCGTGAGTGTTATCCCGTAGCCAGCGGTCGATGGCTGGCCGATGAAAAATCGCAACGGATTATCTGGATCTTGAAATCGAGTGACTATTTCTTGGCGCTCGTCTTGTGGAGTTGCGCCGTAGTACGCGGCCACCGAACCTGAGCCGTACTGCTTTTCTAATTCTTCTTTTATATTGATAATGTCGTGTGTGAACGTGCACCAGATAATAACTTTACCTTGTGTTTCGCTCAGAACGTTCAACAGCTCTGGCATTCTATTGTTAGGTAGGGGCTGGATTTCACCTTCGTCTGGTTGGAGGAATCCACAACATATTTGTTGCAAACGTATGATTTGAGTTAAGACGTTGGCCGTTGTTGTCATCTCACCGCTATCAAACTGCGCCAGCGCATATTTATGCATCTGCGCATACATCGATTTTTGTTCTGCCGTGAATTCAATCTTCCTGATCTCGTAGACTTTGTCCGGGAGGTCGAGGCACTCTTGTTTGAGCACCCGGGAGCTGAAGCTGTCGACAAGTTTGTTGAGCTCATCTAAGTTACGATAGCCGGTCACCTGTGGGTAAAATCCACGAGAGCCTTGCATGCGGACTATATTTGCGTATCGATTGCTAAAAGCATTGTAGCTTTTTGCAGTATCTCCAAGAGCAAGCTTGCTCAAGAAAGCGCATTGGCTAAATAGATCCAAAGGACTATTGGTTACAGGACTGCCGGTTAAAATGCGGCGGTATTTAGAAACATCTCTAAGCTTTATGCAGTTTTTAGTGCGCTTACTCGTGCGGCCTTTTATTGTCGTTGACTCGTCGATTATGACCATGTTCTCTGGATTATGGCGAAGATAATACTCCGCGACTGCGAAAGCACGTTCCGTCGACAACGCCTCGATATTCATAACAAATATCTTCAATGAATTCATCTTTTCGAGACAGATTGTCCGGAGCTCTTCTGTAAACTTTTTGCTTTTGGACGGCGTCCAGCGGACAATATGATGATCACACGCAAGATGTGTCGGTATTTCTTTTTCGACCCAATTATCGTAGACGCCTTTAGGCGCTATGATTAGTGCAGCTTTGATCTCTTTTTGATCAAATAATGCAGACATGGTATCGATAGATACCTTTGATTTACCCGTCCCCATCTCCATAAACAAAGCCCAGTATCGTTTATCGTAGCTGGTCTTAAGGATATTGAGTTGGTGGTCGTATGGTTTTGTTTTGAAATTAAAGGTTGACATGCTTCCATCATAGCTATAATCTCAGCATTGTCAAGTCGTCAACCGGCGACTCAAAACAGGAGAAACTATGAATGATATAACTGAGATGTTCGAGGCTGATACCGGCAACAAAGAGGTATTGCCGTCAGACCTCGGCGGCATTGCATTAACAGCTAAGAAAATTGTTGATGCAGAAAATGCTGTTACGGCTATTGAGCAACAGCTCAAAGATGCAAAAAGATTGCTTCACAAACTTACTGATGAGGACCTACCCGCACAAATGGTTGAGCTCGGCTTATCCAAGTTTACCTTGGATGACGGCTCTGAGGTCAACGTCAAACAAACTTACGGCGCATCAATACCCGTGGACCGCAGACCAGAGGCCTATGCTTGGCTACGCGATAACGGTTTTGATGACATCATCAAGAACACAGTGTCCTGCAAGTTTGGACGTGGTCAAGATGATGATGCTGAAAAGTTCATGCGCATGGCCGCAAGCAGTGGCTATGTCGCAGAGCAAAAAACTGAAATACATCCGATGACACTACGTTCTTTCGTCAAAGAGCGTGTAGAAAGTGGCGACGGTTTTCCCATGGATATGTTCGGCGCATACGTCGGACAACGTGCAACTATAAAGAGAGGTAAATAATGGCAACATCTAAAGCAGTGGCTGAGAAAAAGTCAGCAGAAATCGTAACACTAGACGTATCCTTGTTTGAGGAGCACGCTGGTGCTGGTAACCAAAACATTACGCAAGATGATCTTGCATTACCTTTCC